GGCAGGGACACCCTGAAGACTTTGTTGAATGTCAGGCATGTAGCGCTGCGAAGCCATAGCCAGCAAGCGATCAAGCTCAGCCGACACTTCCTGATCCTTACCCTCAAGAAATGAATCTAAGGGAACACCCGCCGCATTACTGGCCTGCTCGTAGATATAGAGCGAGTACCAATACGCCATGTGTTCTTTGATATGTTGAAGAACTCCGGGAATATAAGCGGGCCCAATTAACTGGCTCATTCCAAAGATTGGGCTCTTCAAGTAATCTAGGTGAACTTGAAGATGCGCCAGATGGTCCTGCATCGGGAATGCAGCCACCGGCCTGCTCAGTGTCAGCGCGAGGTTTTCATTGACTGCATTGAGTTCAATTGGCTCAGGCTTTTTAGCCAGCAAGGGTTTGTAATCGGGGATTTTCATCCCCTGAAGAAACCGCTCCTCAACTGCACGTGCATCATATAGGGCAGGTGCTGCGGCCGCGCGCTGCACGATAGCCTGCATCTGAGCCGCGCGCTGTACGTCGGAGAAGATGTTCGGGTCAGAGACAGGAACAACATCCATTATTCCCTGAAAATCTTTGGCCTTGCACATTTCTTCGCCGGTTACACGCATGATGTAATCGTCGTCAATGTGCTTAGAGTTCAGCCTATGAAGAACTTTCAGGGTCATGCCCATCGCATAATGCAGGCGCGCATGGATGGCCGAGAACACCGTCATGCCCTGTTCGATCATGGCGAGAGTGGTGCCAACGGGAACGTTCGGGTTCTGGTCCTGAAGCTTCTCATAGGTTGTGCGAACAACGCCACGAGCCGCTTCGGTAACGAAGCCAAGCAGTTGATAAAGAACGGCATTTGGCGGATTGAACGGAACTGCCATGGCGATCTTGCGCACGTCATCTACGCCCACGCCACCTTCAATTTCCGTTACCTGCGTAGGTTCAATGCGATCGGTCTGGCCTCCGCGAGATCCGCCTTTCAGCTTCAACATGCCGGGGAAGTTGTTGATATGCGCAGAATCCAGCAATGCTCTCAAAGCGCCTGTAGCCGCCCCGGACAAGCTCCCGATCATATGCGGCAAGCCAATTGGATAAGCCCCGCGCCAAGGCACGAAAGGCCATTCGATCATATGAACAAGCTCTTCTTGCTGCTCGTCATCAGGATCCCAATTGCGATAGATCGACAGGACCTCTTTCGTAGTGTGGTCGATGGTTACGAGATATGGGGCGAGCCCAAAGTTATCTTCGAAGTCTAAGTAACAGGCGACCTCAAAGACCGTGCGTAGGCCGTCTTCGTTGTAGCTGGTCTGCTCGCGGCCCTCGATTTTGTTGTTAGCTTTGCCCGGCCCTGTAAGATCGGGCTCCTGCGGCGCCACGAGGTTGATGTCGCGAAACATGCCGGTGCCGACGCGCTTCTCGAACTCAAGGCGCGTGATGTACTGGACATGGGTCTTGCGCTCAGCCGTGTAGAAGCTGGTGGCGCTGTAAGGTAGATAAACGTCGTCGATGGGCACGAAGATTGAACGAGGGCGATTGCGCTGCTCGTCCCAGATCATCTTCATGTACTGTGCGCCGCCGAGCGGAACCTGCGTTGTCAGCTGCTCAAGCTCCGGCCTAAACTCAACCATCTGTTGGGTAAGCTGCCAGTTCATGAACCGCTGCTTGCGCTTGGCCTTCTCAAGCTTTGGCTGCGTGACCTCGCCTGGAATGAACTCTTTCACCGGGCCATTGGCGGGAAATAGTTCCTTGATAACGCGGGAAGAAAAGTCTACGCAGGCCTCGGTCAGCATGGGATGCACAACCTTGGACGCGCCCTGAAAGTCAGCGCCACCGGGAGCATCGTCCCCAAGACCAGTGCGGCGCAGGCCCTCCTCATATTGTTTGTCGCGGAGAGACCGGGCTTCCTTGTCGCGCTCAATGAACTCCAGAAGCTGGCTGGAAATCATCATCATATCAGTGGATGGCATGTCTTCAGCTAGATTCGCATAGAATTCCGAGTTCTGCGCCTGATCAGGCTCGTCTAGCGTAACCGTAGCAGATCCGTCCTCATGCTCTTCGACATCGCTGTCAGCATCAGGCTCTATTTCAATTTCTTCGCCCTTGATCTCATCTTCGTTCATCTGGAAGCCTTATAGTTTTGAAAGAGGCCCTCTACCCAAAGCATATCCCACATTCGGGTTTTGCGATACTGGGGCCACAACGGGCGATGCATTTTTGTTACGCGAACCTAACACTTGTTGCAAGGGTGACATGCCCGGAGGCGCCGCAGCAGGCGACACAGCCATGGGTGAAGCATGAGGTGCGTCAGAGCCAAATGCATCGCTGCCAAACATGCCGGGAGGCTGCGCGATTGCACCAACGGCGCCACCACCATCCGTAAACGCCATGGTAGGGTTAGATGACATGGTTGGCATAGCAGGCGTATTGAGCGGGGCCACCAAGCCACCATCCGCAAAATACTGATCCGCATCAAAGTACCCACCCTGCGCCGCAGTGGGCTCATAGAACGCAAGCTCAGGCCCAAAACCATAACGATATGGGTCGTCTGAGATGCCGCTACGCTGTCGTATTTTTATTTGCGGGGCAACTGTGGGGCCTGTAGGGCCTACAGGAGGAACAACAGGGGGGGCAACAGGAGGAACAGGAGGTGTAACAACTATAGGCGGAATAACAATAGTTCCTGTCGGGCCAGTTGTGCCGCCGGTAACCCCTCCTGTCACGCCACCCGTGACACCTCCGGTAATTCCACCAGTGGTTCCTCCAGTAACCCCTCCAGTTACTCCTCCTGTCACTCCTCCAGTAACTCCTCCAGTAACACCGCCGGTAACCCCTCCTGTCACGCCACCAGTAACCCCTCCAGTTACTCCTCCAGTAACTCCGCCTGTAACACCACCAGTAACTCCTCCAGTTACACCTCCAGTGACACCTCCGGTTGTGCCTCCAGTTACACCACCAGTTACACCACCCGTGGTTCCTCCGGTAATTCCACCAGTGGTTCCTCCAGTTACACCTCCAGTTACTCCTCCAGTAACTCCGCCTGTAACACCACCTGTTGTCCCGCCAGTTGTGCCTCCTGTCACGCCACCCGTGACACCTCCTGTAACTCCCCCGGTAACGCCCCCGGTAACGCCGCCAGTAACAGCAGGCCCAATAACCTTTCCAGTATTGGAGTCAACAACAACAGCGCTTGTGTCTGTGCCTGTTGCGCCACTTGTCACGGCGGTCTGAACTTGCTCGCCTGTTGCGGTTCCAACCACCGTATTGGTGTTTGTGTCTACAACTACAAGCGATCCAGTTGACCCAGTCGCGCCGCTAGTGACTCCACCAGTCAAGCCCCCAGTGACGCTACCAGTCAAGCTCCCAGTGACTCCTCCCGTCAAGCTTCCAGTGATGCCTCCGGTTGTGCCTCCGGTGGTTCCTCCAGTGACTGCAGGCCCAATAACCTTGGTGCCGCCCGCATTGGGTATAACAACCCCTGCACCCAGGCCACCTTCGACGGTATCGTCTTTCTTATTCAAGTCATCAATGACCTGAGAGACAGCACCTGTCACTGCCCCCGTTATGCTGGATCCTGTAGCGCCTATGACTACTCCGCTCTTGCCTGTGTTGGTTACAGGCAAGTTGGTAATTATGTTTGAAGTTGTCGAATCTGTTGTTCCTTTTTTACCTATAATATCAAGCGCCCTAAATGGCTGACCGCTGCTATCAAGCATACGCTCTCCGTTATCATAGAGAGCATATCCAGTGGTGCCTTCAACCAATCCGTTATTCGCTGTGCGGCCTTCAGCAGCCTGCGCGCTACCAACCAAGCTGAAGTCAGGCAAAATAACCTTGCCAGTTGACTTGTCAGTCAGCTGGACGCCGCTTGTGTTCAAGTCATTTACGATCTGATCAACCGCAGTAGTTGCCTTGCTGTCAATTTTGGAAAGATCCGCCACCACCTTTCCTACTTCTGTAGGCGCAACAGAATTCAAGTCATCAATGGCAGCCTTGTTAGCATCGACTGTTTTCCCAAGCTCTATGCCTGATTGAGCTTTAATAGCCGCCTGATTAGCCGCTTCAAGCTCAGCCATCTTTGAGCCGCTTAAATTGTGCCAGATGCTTTCGTTGATAATATCTTTGTACTGAGGATCTTGCGCAAGAAAATTAGCCAGTTTCCCTTGAGACGCCCATACTTCTGCGGCGGAAACAACAGCCATGGGGCCCTTGTTGGCCCCGACCATAGGAAGCTCTTTTGGGAGAGTTGCGTTATCAATCGCAAGTTGATTTGCAGAATCAAGCTTAGCCATTTGCTCTGGCGTCATTGTCTTCAGAACAGCGTCATCAACGCTGTATAACGTTCCAGTTTGGGCAGCTTCTAAGGCCTTTCCATAATTTATCGTATTAACAATTGGATTGTGGATGTTATCTAATATGAACTTGTCGCTGGCCTTCAGCGCATCTCCGATAACGTCAGCGCCGGTTCCCGAAGGGACCGCAATATTGCCCATTGGATCGACGACATTGCCGCCGGCGTCAGTGCT